CTTGCCAGCTTGCGTAACCGAGCCCGAGACCGACCACGACGTCTCTGACGATTGAGACCGTATCCATCAGATGTTTTCAACCCATTCCGGCGGTAGGTCGGCAGCTTCCGCGTCAGTCAGGAGGTAGGTATAGCCGCCGATGTAATATTTCTGTGCGTTTACCAGGTCCCTCTGCGTTGGTGATACGACGGCCTTCCAGACGCCGTTCGCCTTCACAATGGACATGGGGTGTGACAACTTGTAGCGATTCAGAAACGCGCCCGGACCTACTGGCCTGCGATAGGTCGGGAAGAGGATTCGCTTCATCGAGCCGGCCGTTCATGTGTCTTTCTGTGGAAGCCCAGAGGCCCCGCCGGAGCGGGGCCTCCAGACGATGAGCCACCAGAGTCAGGTGTTGGCGATGGACGAACCGGTCTCGAGGCGGACGAGGTTGTCCTCCCGGTACCGACCCCAGTTCAGGGCGCCGTGCCAGCCGAAGCCACGGTGACGCGACAGCTTGTCGACCGTGCCGGGCTCGGCGATGACCGTGCTCGGCTCCTTCCAGACCACCTCGGCGAGCGCCTGGCGGCCTCGGAAGAGGGCCCGGTAGACGGTGGCCGAAGCCGCGCCGTCGTTGGCGACCTTGACGCGCGGGGACTCCTGGAAGAAGACCCCCTCGTACACGCCGATGACGCCAGGCCAGAACACGTCCGGCGCGGCGTACTTGTGCAGGTCCTGCCAGCCGCCGGTCCCCGACTCGCGCCGGAGGTCGTACGACTGGTTCGGGTGCACCAGGGCCTGGTACAGGTCACCCTCGACGGTGTCCGCGCTCTTCCGCACCAGGAAGGTGCGGATGGCACGAACGTCGTCCGAGTCGATCACCATGGCAGCGGTGACCGTGACGGTCGAGGTGGCGGTGCCACCGTAGAACACGTTGGTGCCGGCGTTGGCGATGGCCTTGATCTCGTTGTCGAGCGAGACCGCTCGGTCCCGGGCAAGGATGTCCAGGATCATCGGGTCGACGCTGGCCAGCGAGGTCGCGTCGAGCTTGAACGAACGAACCACGAGCCGGCCGAACTCGGCGAACGCGATGTTCACCGTGTCAAGCGCCGGGGGCGCAACCGCGTCCGGCTCCGTGATTTCGGTCAGGGCCGCCGAGGACTCCACCAGGTCGTTGTAGAGCTGAAGGGTGTAGCTGGAACCCGCGTGCGACGGGTCGGCCAGGTACTTGTCCACGATGCCCCGGAACAGAACCTTGGCGCGGTTCTTGTTCTCGATCATCTTGTCGTAGGCAGTGGTGACCAGGGTCGACAGAGTCGATACCTGGGTATAGGTGTCAGCCATGGGCTGGCAATCTCCTTAGGGGTGGTAGGTAACCCGCCCCGTCAGCGCGTGATGGCGGCGTTCAGCGCGGCCTGGATCTCCTCGTCGGAAGACGCGGAATCCATCAGCCGTGCGGCCTCCGCCAGCCTGCTGTGGTCGGCGGGCAGGGGGTTGCCTTGCGCGCCCTGGAAGGCGGCAAAGTCAGCAGCTCGGTCGGAACCTGGCTGCCCTGCGGAAGAAGCGCCGGCCTCCAGGGAGAACTGGTAGTCCTCCTGGTTGCTCTGGTCAGCGAGCCAGTTCTGGATGGACTTGTCGTCCGAGGCGTCAACCCCGTCGTTCACCATCGCCCTGGCGAGCCCGGTCCTCAGGCCCTTCTTCTCGAGCACGTCGCGGAGGGTGAATCGCGTGAGCTGCCGCTGGAGCTTGACGTTCTGCTCGCGCAGCTCCGCCGCTTCCTTGGCCGCCTTCTTCTGAGCGGCGCGGACGGCCTTGATGCCCTGAGGCTGGCCACCCTCGTCGTCGAAGTCGTCGAAACCCTCGTCGTCGTCGTACAGACCCATTACTCCCCATCTCCTCTTAAGGAATCGCACGCCGATAAGCCCACCGGGGGAGGTGGGCTGATGCTCGTGCTAACCGGACTTTGGATACGCTGAATCAGGGCCGGTCGATCCGATTCAGGAGCACGCCACCGAGGATTCGAACCTCGAGCTTGCGGGGTAACGACCCGCTGTGTTGCCAGTTACACCAGTGGCGTTGACTAGTGCCGATATCGGCACTAAAGTGAGGTCAGTTGTGATCGCGACGCGATCGGAATCTCGATTTGCCTGCCACCTGCATGGCGATGGCTACGGCCTGGTCCTTCGGACGGCCGGACCTGATCAGCTCGGCGATGTTCTCCGAGATGACCTTCTTGCCAGAGCCCTTCTTCAGAGGCATATCGATTCCCTTTCAATCAGTAGGACTGCTTCGAGTTCGCCTTGCCGGGCGCGCCCTTGCTCGTGTTGGAGAACGTGGCCCGCTCCTGGCTGGCCAGCTTCTTGCGCTTCGCGGCAGCGTTGGCGTTGCCACCGAAGACCTCACTGGCAGCCTCCTCCACGCCGTAGCTGCCCTCGTGGTACATGCGAGCCAGCTTGTCGGTTTCCGCCTGGACCTCCTGGATGGCGCCGAAGCCCTTCTCGGCGTCCTCCCCGGTCACGTTGTAGGCGCCACCGCCATACTTCTCGGCGAGCGTGCGGTTGATCTCGTAGCCGTGGCGCGAAGCGGCAGCGGCGAATTGAACCGCTCGAGCCTGCTTCTGGATCAGCGGCAGGGCTCGCTTCGGGTCCATGGCATACGCCGCTGCATCAGCGACAGACATGCCGTACAGCCGGCGCAACTCCCCAAGAGCGGTGGGGTCTTTCTGGGCCTCGTCCTGCCACGCCTTGACCCGCTCGTTCAGTTCAGATGGCGAGGTGTCGTTCTCCATCAGCTTCTGGAAATCTGACTGCTGGTCCCAGAAACCCTTTGGCATGCCGGCGGATGACATCACCTGGCGATAGGCCCGCTCGGTCTCGATGTACTCACGCGGGGAGAGAACGTTGAGACCGGCCCTGCGTCGGGCGTCGTTCGCCGCGAACCGCGTCTTGTATTCCTTCGTGTCCTGCAGCTCGATCGCGATCGTGTCGGCGGAGTAACCCTTCTTGACGAACCCGATGATCTGGCTGGCGAGACTTGCCAGCCCGTACTGTGTGAACAGGTTGATGAGCGCGGTGGCAGCGCTCCGCTGGGGTCCGGTGAGACCGCTGAGATCAGCCATCAGCTACCGCCTCCTGCCAGCATGCCCATGTCCTCGAGAACCTTGCGACCGACCGACATGACCTCGTCCTGCGCGTTCTGGGTCTTGTCCCAGCGCGGATCGTTCTTGAGCTGCTGCTCGAACGCCCACAGCGGCATCCCGCCTGCGGCCGGTGGACCGACCTTGCCGCTCACCGTGGGGCGGAAGGTCAGCGCCCGCTGGACGGCGGCGTCGTTCACCGAGATGCTCCTGTCGCTGACCTCCAGGAGCTTGGCCATCATCTGCTTGTAGGGCTCGGCGATGTCCTTGACCGTCATGCCAGACTTGAGTTCGTCGGCGAAGCCGGCGTACTTGGACATCGCGTTCTTGCGGTAGTAGGCGATGGTGCTGGTGATGTCCTGCTGCTGGTTGGCGACGGCACTGAGCTGCCGAGCGATTGCCGCGTCGGAGAACGGGACGCCGTAATCCTCCCGGGCCTGGCGGAGCTGACGCTCCGCCTCCCCCAGCGTGCCGCCCAAGCCGCCGTATCGCATGAGGTTCGCGGTGTTGATCGCCTTGCCGACCATGTCGCGCGTCTCGATGTCGCTGAAGCCGTACTGCAGGGCCTGGTCCGCCATCTTCCAGAACGCCACCCCGCCGATCTGGCGACCGGTGAGCTGGTAGTACTGCTCTGAGATATTGGCGCGCATCTGCGCGCGGCGCCGGTTCCACTCGGCGGGGTCGGCTCGCTTGAGCACCTCGGCCTGGCGGGACGACTCCGAACGGGACTTGTACCACCCCGTGTTGCGGAACTCGGCGATGAACCGCTCGCGCGAGTAGCTGCCCTTGACGGCGCGGTCGAAGAGCTTGGACAGTTCGGGGAATGCGCGCAGTACAGCAAGAGCCCAGCCGTACGAAGCGGCCATCTCCTGCTGGTTGATCTGAGGCGTTACTGGCATGTCTTCTCTCTCAGTAATTCAACGCGACGCCCCAGGCGCCTTCGTTGCCTCGAAGCTGACGGATGCGCACGCCCAGGCCGGGCCTGGGCTCCTCGATGACCATGCCGTTGCCCAAGTAGATCGCCACGTGGTCGGCGCCGTTGTTGCGGGACGAGTTGTCCCAGGCGACGAGGTCGCCGGCCTTCAGTTTGTTGATGCTCGTCCGCTGTCCCCAGGACCCGCCGTTCGCCTGCTGGTACGAGATGCGCGGCAGCTCGATCCCGGCCTGGCGTAGCGCGAGCTGGGTGAAGGATGAGCAGTCGAGCCCGGTGCTCGGGTCGTTGCCGCCGAACACATACGGCGTGCCCAGCAGACCCTTGGCGTACTGGATGACCAGCGATCGGCCGCCGCCGACGACCCCACCCCGCTTCGGGAAGAAGTCCTCGAAGGATTGGCCGGGGGCCGAGCCCGGCATGCCGGCGGGCATCGCGAAACTGAACTCGGGTTCCCGGTCAGCGGACTCGATGCCAGGAGCGGCGCTTCCGCCGCCGGCAACAGCCTGGTCGGCGGACTCGATTCCGGGTGCTGTAGCAGCGGCCACGCCGGCAGGCTCAGTGGCCTGTTCCTGTACGAGCTGGTCACCCTGATCCGCGAGGGCGGGGAGTCCAGCCACGATCGGCTGGTCGGGGGTTACGGCCGCTGCCGCGCCGAGGTTGGCGAAACTGCCAGACAGCTCGCCGTAGAGCGCTCGGGCTGCGCCTTCGTGCTTGGCGTAGGCGTCGGGGAACGCCGAGACCTGCACCTTCTGAGCGGCCTGGGTCAATGACCACTGGTTGCGCTGCTTGAAGTCCAGCAGGCCGCGCTGTCCCCCGCGCCCGCCCGTGAAGAACATCCTCGCGGACATGACAGGGTCGAGGCGGTCGCGCGTGCTTCCCCAGGCGTTGCGCTGCTGGAAGATGCCGATCGAGTCGCGGTCGCCGTAGTTGATGTTCCGCAGGCCGGACTCCTGGAAGCCGGTCATCAGGGCGATGAGGATGTCTCGGTCGCTCGCGCCGACCGAGCGGCCCACGCTGATGATGACGCGGGCGTTGCGCATCTGCTCGTCGGTGAACCTTCTTGATTCTCTCGAGGTAGGCATGGCTTACACCGGAGACTGCAGGGCTTCGGACATCCAGGGGAAGATGACGCCGGCCGCCTGGAAGGCGCCGTAGTCCTCGTCCTGCATCGCCGCGTCCTCGGCCGCAGTCGCGGCCTTGGCGGAAGCGACCTCTGCGCCACCCGTGGAGTGGCTGATTTCGCTGATCGGGTTGCCGGCGAAATCGTATTGGGTGATGGTCTTCTTGACCTGCGGGTTCTGCCTGGCGATCATCATCGCCTTGGCGATGAAGTCGTCAATCTCTTCGTGAGTGGCGGTCCGGCCGAGCTTGTCCTGTGCAGCCTTCTCGATGATGAGCCGGGCCTGCTCCGGGGCGATCTCGTCGAAGGACGTCGAGGTGGTCGTCCGGGCCGCCGGCTTGCCGTGGACCATCTGCTTGCCACGCAGCTCCAGCAGCGACCAGGGAGTGACCTTCTTGCCGGTGGTGGAGTAGGTCGAAGCCGACTGGTCGAGCACGGACGCCCAGAGCGTGGCCACGTCGTTGTACGTCTGCACGTCGAGGCCGGCCTTCTGCATGTGGGACTTGATGTCGTTGAGGCGGCCCTCGTCCGCCAGCCAGGCCATGAGATAGTTCTTGTCGACGACGTTGTCGACCTGAACCTTTTGCGGGATACGGTACTGGCCGCCCTCGAACTCACCCTCCTTCTTGAAGGGCCGGCGGATCTGCACGTCCTTCGGACCCATGTAGACCGCGTTGCCCTGCTTCGCCAGCCGGGCGCGGCGCGCCTCGTCGGCGGCGTTCTTCA